AGCGCTGCCGATGGTAAAGCCTGTGGGGTCCCCACCACGTAAAGCGGTGGCCGTGGCGGACGTGGTACTGGCGACCATCGTCGCGCTGCCATCGACGCCCCACTCAGCCATATAAATTCTGACTTTGCTTCCATTGCTCTCGAGGCACACATAATAGTCCGTCCCCGCGGTCCACGTGCTTGCCGGCGCACTAAAGTCAAATCCAACCCCGGAGACTGCGCTAAAAAAGCGGATCGAACCATCGCCAACTGCTTGCAAGAACCAGCCGAAATTTGGCGCGCCGCTCCAGGCGTTTCCGATGATATCGCCCGCCGCCGTTGGTCGCCACCAGAACTCCACTGTCCATACTGCCGCCGTGGGCGACGGAAGCACACATAAGATGCCATCAAGAGGGCCGCTTTGATCAACGTCAAACGCATTGTCGATCCAGTCACCAGTCCCGTCCACGATCAGTGACGAGCCGAACCCAGCTATAGGGGTGGTCGTCGTGATCTGCGCGTTACCGTGAAAGGTAAAGGCACCACGCTCTACCGGGCTTTCGTCTATGGCGGCGGTTGAACCGTTAGCGCCAGTCATGGCCAGCAACAGGATCACGGCGCTGGCGAATGAATCCCCGGACGCCGGCGGCGGGAAGGCGCACCGCAGTATCGGCTCACCGATTATTCGGTTCGTCCAGTTCGCGCCCTTCAGCGTCTCCAACACCCTAACAACGTAGGTCTTGAACCCAGCGTCTACCGCAAGGATGTCACCCGGCTCTATCTCGTATCCCTGGAAGGTGGTGGTGAAACTTATTTTCTCGCGAGCAAGCTCATCCTGAAAATTTCGCAGCGTGGCCCAGGCCGCCGCCTCGCTAATAGTGTGAACCACAGGAAGGGAAACGGTCTCGGTTCCCTTGTTGGGCGTAGCCGCTACGGGCGAAACTGGACGGCGCGCGACATAGTTGTTGATCTCATAGTCGCGCTCGATGTCGATGAAGCTGTATTCGAGCGCCTGCTGTGTCGCATTTTGCGGTGCCCGCTCGATCATGATTGGCGGCGAATCGTCGGTTCCCAGGATTGCGGTTAAGTCAATCTCCAGGTCAGGCGTAGCCGAGCCCCGCTCTATAATTTCGTAGGTCGATGGCTGAACGACATCCCACAAGTGCAATCGCGCAAATCTCGCAAGCAATTCCACGAGGGAAATTTTTTCGGCAACGATCAGTGCATCTACGCGCTCCGACACCCCGGTGGCAGTGAGTGATGTTTCGACATACGCCGACTGGGCGAGCGTCACTAGGGCATCGCCCAGGTTGATGCCGTCCTCGGGGTCGCCGGGGCCGGTGGTGTCGGCAATCAGAGCTGAAACAAAGGGCACCTTGCCCGCGAAGTCTGTGAGCGGGAGCTGCTCTATGAATACGCAGCATTGCCCACGGTGCGCGATTGGGGCGGCGGGGAACGCCGCCGTCACCAGCGTATCGGTCGCCTGCGTTTCGGTACCGCCGTAAAATCGGAATGTCACCGGAGGGGTAGAAAGATCGCCTTCGGCAAGGCTCCACACTCGATAGCCGTCAAGCCTAAGCTCCCGCAGCTCGCGGGTGCCAAGATTGTCGGCGGGCTGCCCGAACGATACGCCGAAGTCGGCATACGTAACACCGCCCGAAACCGTGAAGTTGGGGCCAAAGATGATGTGCCCCCCGATTCGCGGCATCCCCCCAACCCATATCGGAATAATTTTGCCGTAAGTAGCGGCAGCGACTTCGTTTGGATCGATGCCGGTGACGGTAGAGACATCGTCCAGCGGCGCAGGAGTGATCGGTGTGGAGATCGGCGTCGGCGGCGGCACCGGCGTCGGAAGTGTTGTCGGTGTCGTCACTGTCCCGGTGAGCGCTGGCCCCCCGAAACCCGACCCTGGTACATAGCGAACACCACTGATCGCCATGGTCTAATTCTGCTGCGATGCGGCGGCGGCGCCAGCAAAGTAGGGCTCGCCCCGAAAATTGATCGAATTGTTGTAGGTGTTGGCGCACTTGAAAACGGTGAAATCGCAACCCGGCCAAATCTCTAATAAGTCGCCCGATGCAACCAGCGCACCACCGTTGCCGGCCGCCCCGAGCGGAAGATATGTGGTGACCAATAGAGTTGACGCGTGCCACGCGCCGACCTCGAAGACCCGACCGGCGGAATACCCATCATACATTCGGACGGCGCCCTGATTGAACCAGCCTGTAACGGCCCTCACATCGGGTGACGCCGTCAGTGAGAAATTGAAGTTGTTGAATACTTCATCCACAATGGCCGACCGCGTCCACGCATTGCGCGCGGTGAAGACGGCTGTGCCGTCTGTTGTGGTGTTGCCTATGGTGTAGTCGTAAGACGGCTGGACGGAAGCGTGGGTTGTCCCGGCTGTCGTGCACTCAAAATACACATTGCCCCAAGAGGCCGGGGTTCCCGACCCCCCGGAAGAGACCCGCACTGCATAACTGTTGACTGACTGAGCGAAGGCGCTGGTCACGTAGGCCGTGCCGCGCGCCACTGGTGCTGGTCGCAGGGGAACCCGACAAAGGTCTGACCCGAGGTCGGTTCTGCACATGGGACCGTAGGTCTGCGCAAATGGGTACTGCCTTGTTTGGTCGCCCCGCACGTCAAACGTAACGGTATCGTGGAGGGCACCAAACGATACGGCACCCATGCGACCAGCGAAGAGCGGCGTATCCAGCGCGGCGGTCGAGGGCACGGCGCGGTCAGCCACGTATATGACGACCACAGCGTCATCAAAAAAACCATCCACTACCTTGTAGGTATCAATCGGTCCGCCGACACTCATGGCAGCGGTAATTTGGAGTGACGGGGGCGCGCCGCCAACCGAATGCTTTATGGCACTCAGAGTAAAGCCGCGCAGCGGGAAGAACGTGTTGGCGCCAATGGTAACCGGAGCGTTGCCTTCAGCGATCCGCAACGTCGTGCCGGAATAAAATATGAGACAGAGGCGAACCGGCTTGGATACGGTCGCGGTGACATCAACATCGAGGTTGAGCATTACGCGATCGAATCCAACACTTCAACGATGCGAATGCCGCGTATCATGCCCACATCTGGCGTCATGACCGATACCGGGAGTTTGTCTATGTCGAACCGCACGGCGCAGTCGAATTCGCCCGTCCATGTTAAAGCATGACCTGTTATCGGAGGCGTGTCGAAAGAGATAATGCCGCCGGCTTCCAGGTCATAGTCGGACCCGCTCACCGGTGAAGCGTTATCGAAGACGGTCAGCCCGGATGATCGAGGGACGTAGATGTTGCGAATGTATGATTGCACTGGGGAAAGAGCATCGTTAAGGGCAGAGTAGGTTTTTTTCAGTTGGAAGTCGGTGGTTGTGCCGTTGCCAGTGCCAAAGTTTTGCGTAGTCGCGGTGTAGTCGCTCCAATCTTTGAACTTCCATGAGTAGGCCTTGCCCATCATCGCCCGAAAAAAGGCAATGACAACCGCCAGATCATCATCGCCGCGGATACCATATCCGATGTCCCACTCCCCGCGGGACACGTCAAATTCAGGTATGCGCTGCTCGATGCCGCTAGCGGAAACGAGAACGGTGGTTTTGAATAGCGGCCCGCCCACTGCGCCCGTTTCGATATTAACGGGGAGGCGGGCGTCAATGACAGGCATTTAGTGCGGCCTCCCCAGACTGCGCCGCAGCAGCTCCATCGTCTGATAACCGGTCTCCCGCACCTCGTCGCGGGTGGGCTCAGACTGGAAATAGATCAGCGGGGCATTGATCTCGACACCCGCGCGTTCGGGTTTTTCGGCCATGGCCGCCACCAGTGTGGTCAGCAATTGTTGCAGCCACGGCGGCGTCGGGTTGGCGCCGAGCCGGGTGAGCGCGTCCTTGATCCCGCGTCCATAACCGGGGCTCAGAGGAATGACGGCCTCGGGGCCGGCCTCCCCTATGATGGCGCTTGTCGGACCATTGACGATGCCGCCCTCCGCAAACGTGTACGGCTGGCCATACAGTTGCGAGATTTTGTTGGGATAGGGGCTTGTCATGCCAAACGTCTGCACGTTTGGATATGAATTTGTAACCGGCATTTGCCCAGTGCCGGTTGGCAACGTTCCGGTGTTTGGCTTGTAATAATATTTGCCATTCACAAAAATGAAATTGCTCGGCAGGGTGATGCCCGGCACATAGGAGTATGGATATTCTATATATCCGGCCGGCACGCCCGGAATGCTCGTTGTGCCGGCCGCGCCTCCTGAGCTTGTCGGATAGTTGATGCCGGGGAGCGTATTCACAACGCCACCCATCCCGCCCGTTGTCCCGCCGGCCGAACCTGGCACTCCGCCGATATAAGTGGTTCCGCCGATGCCGCCGAGCGACGCACCGCCGAGACGTTTTTGCACCTCGTACCCGCGGTAGCCGAGCAGACGATCGCCCTGCTGCGTATAAAACGGCGACAAGCTCGAAAGAGCGCCCGTGTTTGATTCAACCGCGCCCGTCAGATCATCGATCGCGCGCAAGAGCTCGGTGGCCTTGACGCCCTCGCCGATGACCCCGCCGCGGATGTCAGCCAAAATCTGCTCATTTGTCATACCGGCACGCCGGTAAAGATCGAGCTGCGTTTCGAACCGCTGGCTTGCCGTCCCGGCATAGAGCATGCCGCTTTCGATCAGTTGATTGATATCCCTTGGCGATGACCCGCTAAGAATCGCAGCCGCAACGTTCTCGGTAAAGGTTTCATCCGCCAATTTGGCTGCTGCCTCGGCGGCGTCCTGAAGCGCCTGGGCGGCCTGATTGGCGGCGTCTGCCAGTTGCTGCTGCGCTTGAATATATGCGTCCGTGCCGGGCGTTGTCTTCGCTATCTCTGCTTTGATACGCGCTTGATAATCGCTTTGTTGCTGCTGGATACTTTGCTGCTGCTGCTGATACAAATTCTGCTGGAAATTCTGCTGTAGGTCCAAGATGTCTTGGAAATACGGGCTAATGATTGGCTTGCTTAGCGGCGTCGACATCCCCCCCGCGCCAACAAGCGGCCCGCCGCCCGCGCCCTGCGAGTGAACCACGTCACCAGGTTTAGCGAACCCCGTGCCCGCCTGGAAGGAACCGCCGACGCCGGTGCCAATTTTGTCCAACTTCGCGCCCAAGCCCTGGCCCAGCGATCCGGCCGCGCCAGCGGCGGTCTGTAGCCTGTCCGCCAATCGCTCGGCCGCGATCTGCGCCTGCTCCATGTTGCGCTCGAGCGTGGCGGCGGCAAGTGCGGCAGCGGCAGTCTGTGATGCGCCTTGCGTGATCGCATCACGATAAGCCTTCGCCGCCTCAGCGGCTCCCTCGCCATATTCCTGAACATCGCGCATGTACTGAATTTGCGATTGGATAGCGATGACCTGCGACTGGATCGAGGCATCGATCTGCTTCTGCGTTGCCAGCCGCTGCATAGCGGCCTGGTCGGCCGCCTGCTGCATCGAGAAGCCCTCACGCATTAAGGCATTTGTGGTGGCGATCTCCTGCGCACGCAGCTTCTCCTGACCGGTGACGGCGGCGGAGACTCGGACCTGGTCCCCGAGCGCGGCCATCGCATTACGGTGCGTTACGGCAATCTGCAGCAGGACCAGATAGCGCGCACGGCTGACAGCCAGCGCCTTCTCCTCGGCCGATACATTCTGGCCCGCCAGCTGCAACTCGGTCTGCCGAGCCGCGACAGCAGCCCGTTCAGCTCCGCTGCGCGCCGTGATCTGTGCGACCTGCAACTGAAATTCGGCCGTCAATTTCTCTGCTGGACCCAAGGCTGAATCGAGCGCTTCCCGTGAACGAGCCGCCGCAAGCTGAACCTGCTGCATCGTCATGCCCAACGATGCCAGCATTGGTGATTCCTGGGCGCCGCCGGATCTGTTGATCTTGGCAATGGCGTCGGCCAGCAATTCCGCCTGATTGCGCAGGGCCTCGATCTGCGCCACCTCCGGCAATTGCCCGCGGACGGCTTCCTCGAATCTTACGGATTGAATTCTGCGGGCCGCATCCTCTGCCGCCTCGGTGGTTTTTCTGATCTCCTCTTGAACCTTGCGCAATTCCTCCTGTGCTCGCGTGAGCGCCACATTTTCTGCTCCCGCGCCAGAGCGCGCTGAAAGACCGAGCCTCGTTACCCGTCCGCCTGCCTCTAGCCTTGCAATTTCGTCCTCTAGTTTTTTCGCCTCAGCGCCCAAGTCTCGGGGAGCTATTCCCGTTTGCCGTGCGATAAAGCGCCCGGTCGCATTCCATGCATTGCTGGCGGCATTGGCGACTGCGGTCCATGCGCTTTCGACCTTGCCGATCGCCTCAGGAACGCCAGCAAGGCCGCGCTTGGTGCCCTCGACCAGGAGGTTCTGCGCCTCGATGGTCTTGTTCTGTGCCTGCAGGTTGATGATGTTGCGCCGCAATCCGGCGTCGAACGAGCCAAGGCGTTCGTTTAGCGCGTCCACGCCCCTTGCTGGATCGGCAAACGCCTGCGCCATTGCCTTCTGGGCTTGGGCAATATCATTCCCGAAGACGCGAGCAATATCTTTGCCCATGCCGGTAACGGCGGAGTTCACCTCGGCGCTGATCTTGCCTGTGGCAGCAAGCGCAGTTGCAAATTCACGAGCCTCGGATGTGGACAAGCCAAATGCCGAGCTGCTCGCTTGAGCGATCCTTTCAACATCGGCTACCGTCGTCTTGGACGCGCGACCGACGCCGAGCAATGCCTTCTCGACATCTTTCTGCGCTGAGACCCAACTAAGTGCCGCACCCGCAGCAGTGGCGCCGATCCCCACTAATGCAGCGGTGACCCCGACTGCAGAGGTGGCAAACCGCCCTGCACCGGCCGTCATCTGGGCAAAAAATCCACGCACGCTGCCCTGCGAGGTCGCAAAGATATCGGCGACTTGGGCGCCCTGCTGCAGAAGTACGGTGAACGGCGATTGGCCGGATGCCAGTGATACGCCGATGTCCTGTACCTGGCGGCTGAAATTGATCATCTCGTGGCGAGCGAGCCCAGTTGATTTGGCAACGTTGTCGTTTGCCACACTGACCCCGATAAGCCGTTCCCGCGCCGCCGCGAGCACCACGTTGGATCGTTCCTGCAGGGCTGGGTTCTGCGCCACTGCGGCATTGATGCTCCGCTGCACATTCGCGAATTCTTGCTGCTGCCGCACGCCGTCAACATAACGGCGCTCAAGCTTGGCAAAGGCATTATCCAATGACAGTTGCGACCGCTCTGCCTTCTCCGACTGGACGGCGAGGTTGGCTTCTGCGGCTGCAACCTTGTTGATATCGGCCGCCGCCTTCTCGACCTGAGAAGTCGTCGACTCGATCCGCAGCCGTTTGGTGACTTCCTCGATCGCCATTAGCTTTTCGGTCTCACGATTATGGCCGGCGCAGTCAGCGACGCGCCCGCGTTTCTACCGCCGCTTAATCGATACGATCCCACGGCTTGCCGGTAACTGAACTTGATATCTGCAAGCCGCCCGAACCTGCCTCGCGCGTCTCTGGCAACCATTTCATAGATGCGGTTCGGCACTTGGATCACGAACGCGCGGCCGGACTTCGTTTTCCCAATCTCGATTTTGCGGGCGTACGGAACGATGTTCATGAACGTGTATTCTGTAGCCGGCGGCGGCTTCGTGATGTCGAGAAACTCTGTACTGTCTGCGAACGCCCTGTGCCCTCGCACGTAATCACCCGACACCCGCGGCGACCGCTCGCGAAGCGTCCTGGCAATCCACGGCAACACCTCAAGGAACAATTCCCATTCGGCAATGATGACGCCGCCATTGGGCTTTACGCTTTCGAGCGCCGCGCCCTTCCGTCCGTCAACCGTTTCCGAGTGGGCCACGCGCCGGCCGAGCGCGCGGGTGTTGGCGCTGTCGACTTTGTTGATCTCGGTCCTTGCGAAGCGGCCGATCGCACGCTGCTGCGCCTGCGGCGACACGAACTCCTCGACCATCAACGACAGGTCACGAGCGATTGGATCGAGTTTGACGCGAAGCATTCTTTACCGCCTCCATGCTTCGTTCTGATTCCACCATGGCGCGGGCGTGGGATAACCGAGCCAGCGCAACACGCTCCCATGGCTGGAGCACGAGCCCGGCCGCGGCTTCCCATTCGAGAATATCGCCCCACGATGCCATTGCAGGTCCCATGCCGGTCGCTTTGACCCCGAACATGAGCTCGCCAAACCAATTCCAGAGATACTCGACCGCAAAGGGAAACGGCGGATGCTTCGCAAGGATTTGAACGGCAATGTCCGTTTTGCCATCCGCCGCCAGTTGACGAGCGGCAGATGCGAAGTGGTCGCCGGCCGTCGCCCCGTCGCTTAGCCTGCGGCCGTCTCGCCAGATTGACTCGCCGTAACGGCAGAGCCGTTCGACGGCCGCTGCATAAAATTTGCGGTGCGGTTCGAGGCTACCCAAACTTGCACGAACAGCCACCCGGCGCCCTCATCAGAATAGAGCGCCAGTGCGTTATCGTGCGTGCAGGCCTCGTCGATCCCATCTAATGTGACGGGGTCAACAAGATACCAGCTCTTGGTGAGAGCCGCGCATTTTCGCTGATTTGTCGCGAGATCGTCAGTCGGCTCAAAGTCCCCGACACGCAATTGCCGCTGGCGGGCAGAGCGTTGCTCCAAGTCGAATTCGCGACCGAGTTTGCTGTCCGACGAATAGACCTCGACGTAGGCGGGATTGCCGTCTTTATCCTTCAACACCGCGCCAGTGAGCGGCGAGATGATATTTTCCTTGTGTGGCTGATCGACCCTTGCCACGAGGGAACCAAACTTCGACATTTTCCTTACTCCTCCGAGCGGAGAGGGGGCGAGAGGCACCGCTCGATGCCTCTCGCCGGTTGCGCAACCATCGGCGTGGATGAGCGCCGACGAGATGAACCCCGCGAGGGGGCAGTCGGAGTTAGACGGCGGCGCTGTCGATCAGCGACATCGTTGTGTTGTCGTACCCTGTGGTGACGGGCTTCAGCAGCGCCTGGAAGTCGGCCGTGATCAATATGCCGGCCTCGCCCTGCAGCGGTGTTGCCGCCGACCGCAATTTGACGCGCGGCAACGACATCGCGATGAACGGCGCATCTGCGGCCGAGGTCGTGGTCAGCATGATTAGAATCTCGACCTCGGTTTCGTTGGCGAACGCGCTTTTGACCGCCGATGCACTGTTGAGCAGCGCCGTGAGCTGACCCGTTACGACACTTCGTCCGAGCAGGATTTCTGGCACGAAATTTTGTCCGACGACCGCCGGGGCATCAGCGGCGTTCTCAAGGTTGATGTTGATCCCGGTCAACACGCCCATGACCGTGCCCTGGTAAACGATCTTGCCGTTCACGCTGGCCGCAATGCGATCGGTCCCGGCTGCGGTGGGCGAAGTAAAGAACGGCGACGAGCCGCCGGTGAACTGCGTCTGCGCCCGCCCCATGATGGGAAGCGTGGTTCGCACGAGCCCCGTTGCTGGTAATTCAAAACGAGCCCCGGTCACGCGGCATTCGGTGAACAGATCGGTCTCGTCGATGTCCTCGTAGAAGTGCTCGAACGCCCACAGTCGCTTGACGTGGCTCGATGCCGGAATGCTGATCTTGGTCCCGGTGCGATCGACCGTGAACGTGGTATCCGCAGCCATCGTATCGGGAGCCGGCGTCACAAAGGCATCGACAGTCGAGAGTGAGTAAATCAGGAAGTTTCTGGAGTTGTTGTCAACATCCGACAGGCCAGTGAAGCGGATCACATCGCCGACGCGAAATCCCTGCGCTGCCCAGGTTGAGGCCGCCACGGTGAACTTGCTCGTGCTCAGGTCGGCGGCCACGCTGGTGAATTCGGTATTTGACCGCGAGAAGGTTGCCGCCTTGGTCGCGCGGAAGGCCGCCTCGTAGAGAGGAAAATACGTCGCCGTCGACAGTTCGCCGGTGATTTCCCCCGTGACACGCTCGACACCATGGCGCATGTCGGTGACCTGTCGCGCCGTGTTGATCTCGTCCGACTGGTAAGTATCTTTGGTCAGTGTCAACGTCGAAGTGACGCGACGTAACTCCTGCCCGCCGGACGAGCCGGGGTCGGTGCCCGGCACCAGTTTGGTATTCTCCGTCATCTGCGTCGCGGTGTGGATTTTGTACGCGAGTCGAGTTGCGACATTTTCCTGAATAGGCATCACTGGGCTCCATCGAGTGGGAGTGCGGCGTCATCACGACGGCGCGAGCCGCGTTGCCCAAGCGCGCTTTAGCGTTGCGTCCGCGCGGGGCAGCGCGGCGAGAGTTGTTCCGAAAGGTCAGCCGACCTGGTCGAAGTGCAGCGTCGTCGTTATCAAGTACCAGTCATAATTGCCGGTCTCGACCTCCTCCGTCACGTTCGCGGTAACATCTGTGGTCGGGCTCGCCGTCGCATCGAAACACGACACGGTGTCGTCGCGGAAACTTCGAAACACAGCGGCGATCGCCTCTGCGAGTGGGCCGCCGTACTCGACACCGCGCCCGCGCTCCACAGCGAGATATCCGAACAAGTCGCAGAAGTTTCGGTAGAGATTTGCGCCCCGCCCGCCGCCAAAGCCGACAAGCTCGGAGCGATAGACCTCAAGCTCGAACCACACGAACGGGCTCGGTGGGTCAGGCAGAATGTTATTGTCCTTGAACCAGAACACCGGAACGATTCCGATAGCCGTTCCGGCGCGCGACTTGAGCGCCGCGGTCGCTGTCACTACATCGGCCATCAGCCCGTAACCCGCATTTCAATCCGAACCAGCACGCCCGCCATATAGAGGCCAACCGCCGCCTCGATGTTGCGGGTCTTGCCAGCAATCACCGCCTTGTCGTTCTTACGCGGGACGCGGATGTCCGTCGTCGTCGAGCCGGCGGGCACCTCGGGGCCTGGCCAACCCGCCGCATCAATGTCGGTCGGCGAGAGGATGACCCTGCTGTCAGATTGAGTGATGCCGCCGATGAGCTCGGTGGCGCTGTAACCCCGGACGAACGCGCGGCACGTCGCCTTGAACGGGATCAGTTGAGTTCCGGTGAGACGCTGCAATTCCACGTCCTCGCCGTGGGCGGCGAGCTGGCGGTCGAGCATGGCGATGACCGCGACTGGCGTCATCGCGCATTGACCCGCGCGCTCAGCACCGTCGATCCGGCATAGGTGCCGACCGACACGACCTTGAACCGGAAGCGGTCGCCGAGAATGCCGTCGAGCGCGGTATCATCGGCGAGCGCGCCATCGGTCGGAACGACCTGCGTCGTTTTCGGCGTGAGCGCCGACAAATTGAGCACCGCGACCTCGCTGGCGGTGCCGAACACCACGCAGGCGATATCGATCGGCGTCGTGCCCTGGTCGAGGGATGTTTGAACATAAGCCTTTATCGAGGTGCCCCCGGAGCCATACGCAAGCCGCAGCTGCGCGCACATGGCCAGCAGCCCCTCAAACCCGGTGACCCATTCGCCGACCTGCGTCGATGCCGTGGTGATCGTGAAATCGCCGAGCGACTGGATACCGGTTTTCATAGTTCGACCTCACGATGCGGCGCGAGCAGCGCAACGGCCTCGGCCGGAATGCCGTCGCTTCCCGGCACGCTGCCGACCCAGTACTCAGTGCGGCCAATCCCGGCGACCTCCTCGGCCTTCGCCATCGGGTCGCGGGTAAGACCAAAGTGCGTGCGCTTGATCAGGGCGAGCACCGCACGCTCGATGTCGCGCGGCAGGGTGGTCAGCAGCTCGTAGCCGGCGACGTAGGTGATCACGATCTTCGATGGAAGCCAGGACATGCGATTGTCATCCCCATCGAGCCGCCACACCAGGCCGGCATCGGCATCTATCTCGTAATCGCTGGCGGTCAGCGTGGTGTCGTCCTCGACGATCGAGGTGATCGACACCAATGGACGGCGCGACAGGATCAGCGGCGCACTGGTGCCGCACCACACGCGGAAGCTATCGGCCAGCGTTTCCTGCGCGAAAACCCGCCGGCAGTAGGTTTCGGCGACGGCTGACTGCTCGCTGATCAGGCGAGCGAGCACGTCATCGCTCTCGCTGCCGGTGATGCCGAGCTCCTGCTTGACGGTGTCGAGCACGGTCAGGTCGTGCGTGGACGCGGCCGTCGTCACCGTCGTCTTGTACGGGATCATCATCCCCTCGGTATTGCGGTTGAACTGACGCCACGGGCATTCGCCGGCTGCTCCGGCGATCGGGCGATGGCTGCCAGGCTAGGTACTCGCGGCAGCGGCTGCGAGCCATCTGGAACGTCGACAATAACGGTCGGCAATCCTTCTGCCGACGAGATGAGGTTGGCGGAGCCGCCGGTAATGACGAACGTGCCGAAATCGGCAATGACAACGCGATCGACTGTGAACGCTGCGTCCGTGCCCGAAAACGCGAAGGAGCCGGCCTCGGCGACGATTGCCGTGCCGCGCTCAAGCAACGCGGCAGCGCCGGTGAAGTTGAACGTCCCCGCATCGGCGACGATTTCCCGACCAACCTCGAGCGAGGCATCCGCGCCGGTGATCGAGAACGATCCGGCCTCGGCCGAGAGTTCGTAACCGCGCTCTAGTGAAGCTGCTGTGCCGGTGAACGAGAATGCGCCGGCCTCGGCAGCGAGCACCTTGCCGGCAGCGCCGCTGTAGATGAGCGTCGCGTCAGTGCCCGCAAAGGTGAACGAACCTGCGTCGGCAGCAAGTTCGTGACCGTGCTCAAGAGACGCCGCCGTGCCAGTGAACGCGAAGGAGCCGGCTTCCGCGGAAACTTCGTGACCGACCTCAAGGCTTGCGTCCGTCCCGGTGACGGCGAAGGCGCCAGCCTCTGCGGAGAGCTCGTGCCCGTGCTCGAGCGAGGAATCGGTGCCGGTGAAGCTAAACGCCCCGGCGTCCGCTGCAATCTCGCGGCCAACCTCGAGGGAGGCGTCCGTGCCTGTGACGGCAAAAGAACCGGCATCGGCCGTAAGGACCGGGTTTCCGGCGGCCGTGATTGTAAGCGTCGCGTCGCTGCCGGTGAAAGTGAAAGTACCCTCGCCAGCAACAACCTCATAACCGTATTCGAGCGAGGCATCTGTGCCAGCGAAGGCGAACGATCCTGCCTCGGCGGCAGTTTCGTGGCCAACCTCAAGCGAGGCATCCGTGCCGCTGACCGAGAACGATCCCGCTTCCGCAGCGAGCACCTTCGCCAGTTTGAAGGATGCTGTAGTCTGGGCAGCGTTGGCAGTTGCGCCGTTGCCGAACTCAGGCGTGACCGAAGTCGTCGCCGCGACGGTCCTGCGGCTGACCGCACAGGACACATTCGCGCGTCCGACGGCCGTCGTCAGCGTGCTCGGCGACGTCGCCGTCATGGTGACGTTCGACGCGACCGCGCAGGCCGCCATCACCACTTCGTCAGCCTGCGCCAGCGTGCCAGTGGCCGGGCAAGCGTGCGGCGAGGTGCCGTCCGTCGTGTTTGCCGGATTGGCATCCAGCGGAGAGGCCATGAACGGCCCCTCGATCACCGATGCAATGCCGCTCGCGTCGTTTGTCGATGCGGTCGCCGCAACGTCGACGTTGCTCAGCGTGCCGGCGCTGGTAACGCGCGAATAGTAGCAGCGGATCGAACAGTGGCCGGCATCCGTGCCGGCGTTGACCGCCGTGTAGGTGTTGCCGAGGTTGTCGGTAACGGTCCCGGCGGTCAGATTCGTCTGCTGCGCAAAGCAGACGAAAATCAGATCGCCAACGGCAACGTCGCTAACGTCCGTTCCGGTCGTTACCGCCGTCGGGTTGGTGACGGAGTTGACCGACGCGGTCAGCGACCCTCTGTGATCGCCCTGCGCCATTTCAAACTACCGCCTTACGATGCGTCCCATACCGGCCGAACGTCGGTGCGACCGACACAGAAGAAACGATGCTGCCGCCCGCAGGTGCAGTGGAACACGTAGATGTCCGGCGCCTTTTCGTCAGGGTGCGACTTGCACGCCTCAACCTCGTGGTTCTCGGGGTGCCGGCAGCACGACGCGATCTTCTGGTTTTGCTCCAGATGCTCGATGTGCCTCTGCTTGAGAAAGCCCTCGGGCAGGTCAGCTACCTTCACGCGTGGACAGGCGGCAACCTTCGTTTCCGGCAGCACGGTGCCCTTGGGATAAAGGCCATGACGCACCGCGATCGGGCCGAGCTCGCTCAGCCGCTGCGCGAGCGGCTTGCGATCGGAAAGCGTGAGCGTGCCGAGCGAATGCGGCTTCATGCCAGGGTCGCGACCGACGCCCCAAAATCCAGCGTGAACGTCTCACCGTTGCCGAGCGTGAAGTTCTGGCCGTAATCCCACGATCCGAGCAATTTGTCGGTGGTGCTGTTGTCATTGTGCAGTGACACGTACCGACCGGCCGTCCAGTCCGCGGCGCCCGCAGTCCAAACGACATCGACGCCGGTCCACGTCGCGGTGCCGCTCGACTCGGTCATGCCGTTTTGGGTGTCCTCACCGCCGGCGGTGTAACCGGTGCCGCTGAGCTGCGAGAGGTCGGCGAGCTCATCATCCGTTGCCACTGTCGGCGCATCGGAATGGATGACAGCCCGCACGACGTGACCGGAGGCGGTGAGATCGTGGACGGCCGTCCACATCTGCTGGACCGTGTCCTGGTACTTCGTAAATGCGACCATGGCCGCCGTCTCCTACTTGCCGCGAAAGCCGCGCAGGCGCGGCAGCTCGTCGGCTTCCTTGTTGCCCTCGGGCTCCTTCACGGGCGCCGCCAGCTCGGGCTCCGCGTCCGCAAAGACGACGGCAACGCCGCGGCGAAGCCAGCGCTGCGCAAATGCCTCCGAGAAGTCGTGGACGCTGTCCTTGTCGTAGACCGGACCCTTGCCGCGGCCTTCGTTCTCGTACTGCACGCGGCGAACAAATTTGATGCGCATGGTGGCTCCTGCTTGTTGCGTGCCTGGCCGCGCGGGGCCGCCCGCCGACGCGAGCGGCCCACAGGGACAGGACGTGACGGCAACTCGGGTTAGTCAGTGAGCGGCGTCAGGCCAGGGAAGTTGTCGTACTTGCCGGGCCACAGGATCGCCGTGACCGAAAGCGTCTGCGCAACAGACGTGGCCGGAACGAGTTTCACGCAGTCGAAGCCGTTTTTCACGTCGAGTTGCGACAGGTCGATCTCGACGACATAGAGCAGGTCTTTCGAGTTGGTGGTGTCCAGAGTGAAGGTGTCGGACGACACCGTAAACTCGGCGAGCTGCTGGTTCACGGCGAGATCGAGGTTGCGGTACGCCTTGGTGAACGAGATCGCCTTCTCGCCGGTGCCGGCGATAGCGGTCGCCTGCTTGATCGTGATGGCCGATCCAGTCACCGTGGTCGCGTTGCGCGCGCCGATGACGAAGGTGACCTTCTCGTAATTCTTGAGCGAGAAGTAGATCGCGTTGTTGCCGAGCGACGGCGGGGTCGTGAGAATGACCTTGCACTGCTCGATCAGGAGAGCATTCGGGTTCATTTGCGGGGTCTCCGATTTGAAAAGGAAGTCGCGGCACGAAGAGCCGGCCCGGTCACCCCGAGCCGGCTG